CCCCCGATGAGTTCGATGAGTTCCTGACCAAGATGCGCGGGGAAATCTCCTCCGAGACGACCCAGCGCAATACCAACTTCCAACGGGCACGCGCCAGTTACCAGATGTACCGGGGCATGATTGGCCGACCGTTCCCTGATATTCCCTACGAAGGCTCTGCCGACATACGGTATCGGCGCGGGATGCAGGCGATACGCCAGACCCGGCCAGATTTCGTTGCGGTAATACTCGAAGCGCCACGGATTACCCGCATTACGCCCTACCAAGCCAAGTTCAACGATTCCGCAGACCGGCTCGAAGGCTACTACGAAACCCTCTACCGAGGCACGATGGAAGATTGTTTTGCCGATGCCGTGTGCGTTGGATACGGCAAAGCCGGAATTGAGGGCCGGACGATAGCGAAGATTGTTTGGCGCACCGAAACTCGGTTGACGACCGAGGACAGGCCACGAGAGACATTCGTACAGGCCACAGTACAAGCGCAGAAGGCCAAGTACGCAAAAGTGCTTGGCCCCATCATGCTCCAGAACCAGCAGGAAGCCGCGCAGTCCGGGAAACAACCGGAACCGCCCACCAAACAACAGATTTCATCCGCCGAACTTACCAAAGACGATATGCGTCAGGTTGTGGCCGATGTCATGGGCTGGTCTGACCCCGACAAAGAAGGCATCCCGGAACGCATTACCCACATTCTTGAGCAGGTGGAGGACTCCGACAACGAGACCATCGAAGTCGTAGTTGACAAGATCATCTACAACCAGCCGTGGGTTGTCATCTGCAACTATGAAGACGTGGTTGTTCCTTCCGATACCGGCAGGATTCGCAATGCCCGCTGGATTTGTCACAAGCTCAGAATGACCGACCGCGAGTTGGAATCCAAGAAACGCAGCAATGGCGGCAACTACCGCGATTCGGCGGTCGATGCCGTCATTGAGGAGTACAACTCCGCGCCACAAGACATTGAGCAGCGCCAGATGGAAACCACCCGGAGACGGTCGGAGGGCTTGCAAGAGGTCAAGGACAACAAGGGACAGGTCAATGTCTGGGAGTTCTACTGTTGGGTCAAACGAAGCTGGATAAAGAAGTTCAACGGCAAGACCGACAAATCCCCCGATCTCATGGTAAAAGCCGTTCTCACGTTCTGCCCGCAACTGGGCGAGAAACCCAACGACGAAAAGATGGCTTCTCCTATTTGTCTCAGGGCGATGGAACTGCCGTACAACCACGGCATGTGGCCGTTCGAGGATTACTACTACAATTATACCGAGGACAGGTTCTACGAAGGCGAAGGCATAATCGGGTTGGGCTGGCCCCTGGAAATGGAGTACAATACCGCCCGGAACGCCGCTATCAATCGCAGCACGCTCGCCATGAATCCGCCGGGGTTCTACATGGAAGATTGCGGGTTTGAGCCGTCCAGTGTCAGACAATACGGCCAGATGCACCCGGTGGACAACGCCGATTATGTCGCCACTCAGGGCAAGGTGGCGACGTTCATGGATTACCCCAATCTAGCCCAAATACCGGAGTACGACGCCGAAGCCGCCACTGCTCAGTTCAACAATCTCATCGGCATAGTTGACCAGACCGGCTTAAAGGGATACGCCACGGCACCCACTGCCGAACAGGTACAGGCCAACGCTACCCCGGCGCAGAAGGTGCAGAAGTACGAGATGGCGAACTGGCTGCGGTTCTGGGGCAGAATCTTTCTGCATGTCCATCTGTTGTGCAAACAATATCTGTTCCTCGACAACGATGAGGGCAGGATTGAGTACCGGAACCAACAGACGGAACAGGCAGCGGTTCTGACACAGGCGGATTTCGAGCCGAAGTATATCATTGCCGCCGGAGGCGATCCCCAAACGATAGGCGGCGCGGTATTGCTCGATCAGAAGCTCGTGTGGTCGGTGCAGTTCATCACTCAGAACCCGGCAATAGCACCGTTCGTTGAGTTCTATGACGCCATCCATGCGGTGTTCCACCGGCTGTTGCCCTACAACATTGCCAACTCGATCATACCGCCACGCGAGAAAGCCAAACAGATGCAGCAGTTATTTATGCAAATGCAGGCTCAGGCGATGGCGAAGCTGGCACAAGGGAAACGTCCTCCACGACAACAAAAGAACACAGCCCTGCAATCGGCTGCGTCCAACCTGAAACCAAGATGACAACCAACCCATTCAAACGCTGGTTCAAACGGTCACCCCGGCCCGCACTGGAAACCGAGGGGTCGGTTGTCGAACGCGGAACCGTTGTCGAGAAGGGAATGGACAGTGAGTTTGGCGGGATACTCCTCGACATAATCGACCGGCTCCACTCCGATCACCTTGCCAAATCCGAGAACAGCCAATGGCACGCCGGGGCCGCTTTTGCGGGAATCGAGTTGACAAAGGAGTTGCGGCAGTGTATCAGGCGTAAACAGGACATTTTGAAGGCTCGAATCGACAAGGAGGAGCGCGACAAACAACCGCCGGTTGACCACCAATGGCATCCGGTGGAAGACGATGGCATGACGCATCCCTCACAAGAGCCGGTGACGATCACATGAGATACCTGTTCCAAAAAGTTGTTCAACGTAAACAACTTCGGCAAGGCAAACCCGCGTGGTGGTATCGCGCTGCCCTTGGGGAACACGCGCAAGTGGAACGCCCTACAAGGGAACTTTTTTAGTAACACGCCAAGGAAACCAACAAAAAGGGGAACCCAGAATGGCGGATACAGAGGTCGTAGAAACAGAGACGCAGGTAACGGAACCTGAGTCGGCTTCGGCTGCGACCACCGAAGTTAAAGTAGTTACCACCGAAACGCCGGCCCAAAGCGTTGAGACTGCCACCGGCAGCGAGTCCACGGAAGTCACGGAAACAGCGACCGAGACGACCGCAAGCGAGCAACGACCAGCAAAACCACAGCAGCAACACGGACAGCGGGCAACCGCGACAATCCGTGCGGTCAAAGCTGAGAACAAAGCACTACGAGCGCAGTTGCAAGCGTTGATGGCCCCGCAGCAAACGGGTCAACCACAACCGCCAAAGCCGGAAGAGACAGAGGAATACTGGACGCAGAAGTATCAATCCGCTCAAACGGATGCCGACCGGCAGGAAGCCAATCGGCGATACACTGAGATTCACGAGAACAAACTCGTAGAACGCGCCGAGCGACAAATCCTCACTCGATTCCAGCGTCAACAGCAGAGCGTGGTGCTTTCGGACAAGCTCACCAAACTACACGAACGCCAGCCGTTTCTTCAACAGGACGGCAAGATTGATATAACTTCCCCACTGGTCATCCGGGCCGCAGAACTGGCCCAGGAATCCGGTGATTCATTGGTGTTACCCGGCGGGGCAATCAATTTCACGGCGCTTTTGTTGTACGGAACCGAAGCTGCCTTGGACATGCAGGGTCAGGAAGTCCAAACCACTTCCGCCAAGCTCGCCACACAGAAAGCTGCAACGGCCAAGGCGATTGCAAGGACTCAGTTGGAAACATCAAGCACACAAGCGGCTCCCAAACCCAGCGGTAAACTAGCCGATCTGGACAAGGAACTGAATGCGTTGGAAGAACGCCGTCGTAAGGGCGGCCCAACCTTCCATGACCCGGACCTGAATCGGCAGATTTTGGTACTACGTCAGCGTCGAGCACAAGCGGTTGCTTCGGCCAGGACGTAGGATACTAAAATCACATGGCAGCAGCCTCACCGTTTGGCTACGCCCCCAGCGTAGTCGCGGCAATGGGCTTGGGTTATCGGGAAGACCTGTCAAGAGACGCACTCACGAATCTTGACCCGGCGGACACATATTTCACAAAGAAATGCAGCCGGGTCGATTGCAGTCTTCGGCATGACTGGTTGACCGATAATCTCCCCACATTGCCGTCCACGCTCCCCAGCGGAGCGCCGTCAGCCACTCAACAGGTTGGCGTGGTACAACTCAGCACCGACTGGATATTCCAGACGACGCTCGCCCGCAAACGCTACTACAATCAGACCGAGTATATGTATTATCCTTGGAAGATTACACAGGCGTCAGAGCGGGCCGCACAACAGGGATTCGTTGCCGGCGGCATCGAATCGGAAATCGCCGAGGAAATCGAACGCGCCATGAAGTTCTTCGGCAAACAGATGGAGTTCATCAACCTGTCCGCTCAGGTACAGGCCGTTGATGAAGACACACAGGGGACACCGGCCAACCAGATCGGTTTGTGTTCGGGGTTCTTTGACGCAACGACATGGAACATGAACTCGGCAGCCACGCCTCCGTTGTCGTGGGCAGCCAGTATACTGCCCAATCTGGCGGCATTCAATGCCTTCAGTCAGGACAACTTCGAGGCTCTGTTGCTCCAGATGCACCGTAACGGAGCGCCCGGTGGCGGGATTGACGCCTACATGCCTTCGGGCTATCAGGCGGCGATTGCGTCCACATGGACTGGCCGACCGGGGTATCAGGTCACACAGGCGGTTGGGGAACACGCGATTGATAACTTCGTACACACCTACTGGAGCAAGTGCGCCATTGGACGTGTCGATTTTATCAGCGACCGCACCATCGAAGCATCGGGCTGCATCGCCCTTATCGCGCCGGCGTATGTCAAGCTCGGTGAGTTTATCCCGTTCGGCAGCGTTCGGGAACAACCGCTCAACGTGAGCCGCAACCGGCAGGGCGTCATTGACTGTCAGTGGACAGTGATTGACAGGAACCCGCAAGCTCATGGCCGTGTCTGCACGACCGGCGTAACGCCCGGAATGTAAGGAGGAACCTGAACATGGCATACAAGAATCAAAGCGAAACGATTGCCGCGTTGCAGGCTCGTCTGGAACAGTTGGAGAACACCGCCGGAACGGGTCAGTTGCCCCGGCTGTCCATTCTCCAGCGTGAAGTCGTCACCAAGGGGATGCACAAGCAACTGTTTCATCGGTTGAAGCAGTTCCTTGGGTTCCCCGATGACGAGAAAGAGGGAGCCGAAATCGAGGTCAAATGGTGGGTTGGAATCCCCGGCGATCCCAACAGCGAGATGCGGAAGCAGACCGCCGTGCTCAAGAAACAGGAGGACGGCAAGCTCCGTTGGGAAGCCAAATCGCCGCCGGAGTTCTTCGACAAGGAGATACTCAGGGGCCGGACAGCGGGGCCGGTCGTAGCGATGGCCGGCATGATGGCGGCACTGTTGCTCTGTCTCATGCCGTCATTGGCCTTCGGGCAAATCGTCAACGGGCCGACAGTTCCGTTGGCTGATGCAACGGTGACGCAACTGGTGGTACAGGCGTATACGGTATCAAACGCAGTGGTGGCAATCGGTGCCGGCGGGGTGCTGACAACGAACGGCTTCAATGTCGTGTCGTCATTGGTTGCTCCGCAGACGGCTTACACCATTGACACGATACTGGTGAACACCACGACCAACACCCTGTTTTACGGGCCGAGTCAGTTGTTTACCAATACGCCCACTGTGACGTACACCAATCAGCAGTATGGCACCAGTACAATACAAACCAACCTGCCGCCCAACGGCATAGTTGCCCCTACGAGCATGTGGATAAATTATTGTCCGTGGTCGTTGCCCGGCAACTCGATCACCAACCTTGGGCCTGTGGGCTGTGCGTTGTATGGGTTCACGACCAACATTACGGGCGTGTTGTCAACCAACGCCTGTGAACAGATCAAGGTAGCCAAGTAAACAATCAACCCTGTGGGGTGGCCGGTGTAATAGCCGTCCACCCCGGCAGGAAATACAAATGCCGCTGGGAATCATAATTAAAGACCGGCCCGTTGACTGGCAAAAGGTGCGCCAGATTATTGAGGATAAACACAATGCCCGGCGGGCCAGGTGGAACGCAGAGGGTTTTCAGCAAGCGGGACTACAGGCGAAACGAGCCGCCGAAATCATGGGTGACGATTACCGGGATGGCTCATTCGGATTAAGCGTGCCGATACAAGTCGATGGTTTGCTCATGGATGTTTGCCGTGAGAGAACGGGCACGACCGAGTGGCGCAAGCACAAACATTTTCTGCGGTGGCTGACCAAACAGCCGGAACTAAACTGGATGACCGACAATTTCAAGAGGGGAATTGACAGGTTGTTATCAGAAGCCGATGACACCAAATGCACCCCCTGTTTTGAGAAGTCCGAGCATAGTCACGCGCAAGACCTGAACAAGTTGCCGGAGTATTACCGGCGAGGGATTGACGCCAGCAAACCCATCACGATCAGGAAACGCCAGCCATGATGCACAGCCTGCTACAAATGGCGAACCGGGTGTGCCGGAACACCAATGTTCCATCCGTCCAATCGGACGGGGTGACACCGACGAATTACGTTCAACAGAAAGTCATCGAATGGCTCAACCGCCGGTACAAGACCGCTTACGAGACAATGCTTTGGCCCAAGACCATTGATTTCTTCACCGTCGCGCTACAGGCCGGCGTTCAAGAAGTGACCCTGCCGAAACAGATTGGACTGGTGCTGCGTATCACCGATCAAAGCGGTCAGGAGGAAGGCAACTCGATTTATCTCATTGACCCGGCTTCATACAGCGACAAGGTGTTGGCATTGCGGAACCTGTTCAGGACGTTCTTGGAATGGGAAGAAGACACTCCAGTTGGCACCTGTCTGGGCGTCAGCAACGTATTGGCACAGCCCACAGCGGCTTCTACGGTTACGGTGGTGTCGAATTCGACAAAGGACAACACCGGCGCGGGCAACAGCGGTCAGGTAACGGTTTTCCTCCGGGGCATGAGCACGGCGTATGAAGTCATAACCGAATCCCTGTTGACGACCGGCACAGCGCCGGTGACTTCAGCGAACACCTATCTCTACGTCAACGCCGTTAGCAAGACCGGGCCGAGCATTGGTCTTATTACAGTGGCCCAGACCGGCGGGGGCACGATTGCGACGATTAACACATGGGAGGTCAGTCCCGAATACCAACGCATCAAACTAGAGGTCGCACCGACGGCTCCGTCCAACTTTCGGGTCTGCGCCCAAAGAGCTTATGTGCCGATGTTGAATTGGGCGGACGTGCCGGCGTTTGATTGCGAGGAGATTATCGTATCCGGCGCGACACAGGATGCGTTTGAGGAACAGAAACAGTGGAAGGATGCGGCTGCCGCAGAAGCCAAGTTCGACAAGAACATGAAGGATTTCTGGAAGAAGTATGAGGAGCTTTCGGGGAATGCCGAGTTAATGATCCCCTTGGGCCGGGCATGAACGAGTATCAACTACAGCGGGTATTGGAGTCCGGGGGCAATCTTGACCCGTACACCAACGTCGATGCGTCGGGTGGTGTCAACCAACGGTTTAACGGACGGGCATTGGCGGATAACGAGTTTGTCTCTCTTGTGAATGGTGACATCTCCGTACCCGGCAAACGCACCAAGAGGCTCGGTCCGGCGAATCCGTTGCAGCCCCGGTATCAAGAGGGGACACCGCCGCCGCCGTCCTATGATGTTACCAACATGATCCCGTTCACGCTTAACAATACGGAATACCTGCTTGCGACGTGTGCTTATAGTCCGGGTACGCTCACCGGACCGGGAGTGTTTCTGACGGATGGATTTGCCTTTACCCAGATTACCGGCGCTTCGCCTAACACCAGCGGGTATTGTGTGTTGGTGCAGGGCGGCAACTACGCCGGCAGTCCATTCAGCGCATCGTCGCTTGTTTACATCATCGACACCGCCGGCAACCTGTTCGCCACAGACGGGAAGACGCTGGCGGCAATCGCGCTAACAGACGTAAGCGGCAATCCAATCATTGGGTTGGAGGACATGACATGGTTTATGAACCAGATGTTCTATGTTGGCGGCGACAATATGTGGTTCAGCCTCATAAACGCTCCAACCACGATACAGAACGCCGCCATCAACGTGTCGATTGGCGACGGCGGTAATCTCCGGCGGGTGTTCCCGTACCGAGACGGGCTTCTCATTCTTTTCAAGTACGGCATCAACGGCGGCCAGGGGAGCATACACTTGTGCGATGTCTCAAGCGGAACACCATCAAGCTATCAGCTAAACACACAGCCGTTTTTCGATCACATCAACCTGTGTTCTCCCCGGACCGTTTGCCGTATGGGATTTGACCAGAATGCAGAGATTATCTTCGGCACGCTGGAAGGACTGCGGACAGATGCGTTCACGGCGCTGGACAGGCTTGTGACGCCGAGCCTGCCGTTCTCGATGAACATACCGGGTTTCGTTGCCAGTCTATCGCCGGCGTTTCTGGACAACAACTTCTGTATTTTGTGGAATGACGAACTCCTGTGGTTCTGTTGCACCAATGGCAGCCAGACGCCAAACATGGTTGCGGCATATCAAACCAAGGTGCCGAAACAGAACATTGCACAGGGCTGGACTTTCATGGATTCGGCCTTCACCCCGGCTGGATACGTCGGCGGATACACAAACATGGCGGCAACATGCGCCTGTGTGGGGTCATTGAACGGCAATCCTCCGGCTTTGTTGTTTGCGGCCCCGGATTTACTGAATGGGGTTTATGAAAACACCGCATTCTACGGCCCAATTCGACAGGCGTTTTATCAGGACAATGGGGAACGATACACTGAGATTTCCAAGCGGGTAGATCACGGAATGCCATTGAACGAGAAAGAGGGGTTGCGGCTTGGGATAATGTTGGATACCGACCATGACGGTTCCATCACGGTACAGATGAACTTTGATGATGGCAGCAGCGAGACGGTAGGAACATATACACCAAGCACGGGGGTCAACTTGCCGGTGAACCTGCCGGTGAACCTGCCCGGACTCATAGAGCTTGCCGCCTTGTTCGACCTTCATTTTGACGCGCTTAATGGCGACCTGAAACGATACAAGGACGCCGAGATACAGATTACCTCGACGGCGCTGCCGTCAATTCTTGGGTGGCAACTACAGAGCGCAGCCGTTCCGGTGCGCTGGCAAGACCTGAACTCACCGATACCGAATCTTAACAAGACGGCAACAGCCGTTGAGCCGGAAACCGTAGCCGCCGGAAGCGTGGCTTGGGAGTAAAATCTAATGTCAGCCCAACTCACAGTAAACAGCCCGCTCACGACGAACCAAACCAACGTCAATGCCCTACAGTTTAACAATCTGGTGGAGAACGCCTCCATTACCGGCGTTGGCAGCGGCGTCGGTGAGATTGCTGCCAATGTCATTGCGACTGGTGAAACCTTCCAAACGATTCCGGGGAACGCGCCCGCCAGCGGGCCGGCGTTGCGGGCACTTATCCAACCGGGCAGCACCAATGCAGCCAACGAAGCGCAGGCCGGGAATCAGCTTATCCTGCCCGCGCCAAACGGGAAACAGTTCAAGCTCACGATAGACAACAATGGTTCATGGGTGATAACACCGCTATGACAAAACGACTTCTGATTTTGCTGCTGTTGACGACTCCCGTATTCGCCCAGTGGACGCCACAAACTAACTGGGTACAACGCAGCGTACAGGTTTGGATGAATACCGGCAGGTTCTCCGGGAGCGCATCGAATGTCGCGCAGACCGCATTGGGGGTTTTCAATGTTTGGGATTTCGGCGCAACCGGGTCGGGCACCAATGATGATGCTCCGGCAATACAGGCGGCGATCAACGCCGCCAATGCCGGGGGCGGCTCGTTTGGCGGGCAGGTGGTCGTGCTCAAGCCGTATTCGTCCTATCTCATCAACGAACCGATTTACATTCCGCCAACGGCAGGAACCTATTCCAATTTGCGAATCATAGGTCAGGGACCGGGAGCGTCTTTGATTGCCGGCACGAACATGAACGCGGTTATTGTCGTTACCGGCGATGATGTCGAGATCGCCAACCTGCAATTTCAGAATCCGACCGGACTGGCTGCAAACGCGCTGGTACTCACAGAACAATCGTCAGACCCGAACCCCGGCGTGAACGTGCATGACTGTTATTTTACCTCGTTCCCGAACGGCATCACATGGTCTGGTGAGAACTTCAAAATCAAGGACAACACGTTCGTTAGTTGTTCGACCGCCATTAACTGCACCAACGATGGCCGGAACTCGTGGATAGATCACAACTACATTCTGGGGGCTAACACCGGAATCCTGTTCAAAAAAGGGACAATGCAGGTTGAAGGGACTGAGATTAGCGACAACAAAGACTTCGCTTCCGCCGGCAACGGGGCGGGGATTTCGTTGACGGACGGATTAGAGGTTTACATCCACGACAATGTAGTTGACCAGACTGGCACCAACGGGGGCGCTCTGATTATGGGCGCAACAGGAGGCACGCTGAGTCGAATCAAGGTGGTGCGAAACTGGCTGGTTGCGGGAGCCAACACCAACTACTGCATCTTTGTGGGGGGCAACAACAGTTTTCTGACGTTTATCGACAACACGCTTGTTCCCGCCGACTCAAACGCGACTGGTGTGGCGCTGAGTTACACAACCAACTTCAACTGGATTGCGAATAATTTCTTGGGATACTTCGCGCATCCATTCCAGTTTACCAACCCATCCCGGTACAGCGCCTATGGTGACTCGGTTGTGCCGATGACGTTCTTTGGCATTGGCGACACCAAGGGCGCACTGTACGAGATCACCGTCAACGATAACACCACGAACAGTCCGGCTTGGAGAATCACATGGACGCAATGACGAGTCTTCACGCCAACGAGATTGCACGGTTCTTTCATCGCAACTGCGGCGACTACGAGCGCGAGTTCGATTCGTGCCGGTTGTTTGACCCGGCAACAATCGAGAACTTGGACGCCGCCGGAGTCATCATCGAGAATCGGTACAACCAGATTGTGACGCTGGCGACGATTGCCTACCCGGTCAAGTCGCCGGAGTGGGGTCTTGTCGGTATCGCACTGCCGCCGATTGACAGAGAAGGAAAGCTCGTGTTTGTCCACGCTGTTGCCTGTGTGCCGTGGTTGCGGCCT